ATTAATGGCGTTAAACCTGCACCAAGTAAGAAATTATCAACGAAAACAAGCAAAAAGCCGACACCTTCGCCCAAAAGTGTGGTTAAGTATAAACAAGCGATTGAATACATGCACAGTCTGAAAGGTCAGTTTGTAGATTTTGATAATATGTATGCTTTTCAATGTGCTGATGTCGTTGTAGACTTCATATATCATGTGACAGGTGGCGTAAGATTTTATGGTAATGCCAAAGAATTGCATACTTTAAATGCTATGCCTAAAGGTTGGAAAGTAGTTAAAAATACAAGGAATTATGTTCCTCCTATTTGTGCTATTGCAGTGTATACTGAAGATATTTATAGAGAATGGGGGCATACAGGCTTAGTTTGGGATAATTCAGGTGGTACAAATACATTCACAATCTTAGAGCAAAACTATGATGGAAATGCCAATACACCAGCTAAATTGCGTGAAGATGATTATACAGGATTAACCCACTTCATTGTTCCAGACTTTGCTGATGATAGCGTAGATTTAACAGATATTAAAGAAGTTAAAGCGACAAAACGTCAATCTAACAGTTCAATTACAGTTAACAAACGTCCACCTAAAAAATTAACTTGGAGTAATCAACCATATTTCAAAGCAATTGCTGATAACGCAGGTGTCACTATTTGTAGACCTAACCACAATAATGTGATGGTTACAACAAATGAAGAATATAAACCAGGAGACGTATTCTATGTATATGAAATTCGTGATGGTTGGGCTAGAGTTTACAGTCCAAGCAATGACGGTTATGTATGGTATGAACGTTTAATTGTTAAAGATATTTATAAAACAGCAGGCGGTAAAAAGTTCGCGAAAAAAGCTGATAAACAAGCAGTAGCACAACGTAATATTCTTGAAGATACAACAGGCTTAAAAGTGAATAGTATTCCACCATTAAACATGAAAAAGTCGTCTAAAGCTAAATTTAGAGCACGTGTCGATTATTACGGTGCAGCATTAGTTAAATTTAGAGGTAAGGAATGGTACACAACTAACGATATTTACAAAGCAGGATATAGTCAATTTTACGTCTTTGAAATTAAAGACGGTTGGTGTCGTGTTTATTCTAAAAATAACAACGGTTGGATATGGCACGAGCGTTTAAGAATTACAAAAGTGTATTAATATGTTATGGTAATAGTACGACATTATACAAAGATCTCCAAATTAGGGTAGTCACTAGGACTACCCTCTTTTTTTATGTTATAATCAAATAGAAATTGCGGTACACATCTGCGGAGTGTACTTGAGGTTAACTGTTACTGACGGTTGCCTCTTTTTTTATGTTATAATTAAATTATTCTCGGTAGCCATTCTGACTAACAGAGGCCTTACTTGCATTTAGCAGTAAGTAACTGACCACTCATTTGATAGACGTCTAGTAACCGTATCTTAATAGGTACGGTTATTTTTTGTGCCTAAAAATAATTATGACAAATGACATAAAAAGTATTGACTTATGACATATGGCATAATATAATATAGACATAAGGTAATCACAGGGAGGAAATGGAATTGAAAAACTTATACGAACAAACGAGAGAATGGTATCAAAACAATAGTGAATGGTTTATGGATATGGGAGAAGTATTTAAATTCGAAACTATTAATAAAAGCCATTATGTTTATTCTCGAAATGAAGGAAATACTATCTACATCGAAACATATAAAAAAGGCGGTTCATTTGTAGGAACAGGTGGTAATTTACCAGCACTTTCATGGGTAAAACAACATATCAAAGGAATGGAGAATAAATAATGAGAAAAACAATAGAAAAATTATTGAATAGTGATTTAAGCAGTAACTACATAGCAACTCAAACAGGCGTTACACAAAGTACGATATACAGAGTGAGGAAAGGCGAGCGTAAACTTGAAAACTTAACACTTGCACAATGCGAAAAACTATACAATTATCAAAAGGGGATAGAAAAAATGAACGAATTGAATAACAAAATGATTGAAGATGTCGTATTAGGCGAAGTTGAATTAGTGGAAGGGTTACAACAATACTTTATCGATATTGAGGGAGATTACGAGTATAACGTAGAATTTGCCACACTTTCAGAAGTTGATTATAAAGTTTGTGCATTATATGAAGTTGCTACAAGCAAAACTTACGAAGTTCCTTATCACGATAAATTAGAAAAAGAAGATATGAAGTTATTTTATGATAAATGGTTAGAAAAAGATCAACAGGAAGAAACTTATATCGAGAGCGTATTCTTCGTAAATAGAGAAGACGCAGAAAATTATATTAAAGATGTGTTGAAAGGTAAAGAGAGCTTAATGGAAGTTGCGGAAGAAATTGGATATTTCGAATAAAACAAAACCGGGATAAATTCCCGGTTATTTTTGTGTCAAAAGTGTCAAGCACGTGTCAAAATAGTTCTATTTTATTCTGTTTTGTTCTAATGAAAATGTGCGATGAATGCTATATCTAAGCCTATTTCATGCTTGTTCTAAAATTAAAATTATCCCGCCGTCTCCATACGACAAGCCTTATACAAAGGGTTTTCAAGCTAGCAAGTGTCAATAATGTGTCAAGAAAATAATTCTCTGACACGTTGACCTTGCTCTTTTTTATGTTCTTCTAGTAAATGTGAATAGGTTTCTAACGTAATAGAAATTGACGCGTGACCTAGTCGTTTACTTATATATTCAATTGGCAAGCCTTTGGATAATAAATAAGATGTGTGCGTGTGTCTTAACGAATAAGGGGTTATATTATCATTTTCTAAACCCACTTGTTTTTTAGTGTGATTAAACGATTTTTTTATAGCATTGTGACTTAATTTGAAAAGTTTACCGTCAATTCGTCGTGGTAATTTAGTTAGTTTTGAATTTATCAGTAGAACATCTTTAGTCGATACTTCTACATCACGTTTGCTATTTTTGGTTTTGGTTCCTGGCAAATGGATTATACCGTCACTTTTGTTCAAATCTTTATATGTCATATTGATTAAATCACTATATCTTGCACCAGTAATCGCTAGTAAATACAAAAATATATAACTTTGTTCATCTCTACTTTTAAAGTAATCTAGCATAGCTAAATAATGCGTGATACTCATATATTTGTATCGTTCATCTTTTGCTTTAACAGTACCGTTTATAGCTATGTTATATGTTGGATCTTTTTTGATATGACCGTCATACACTGCGTCTTTTAAGCATTGACTTAAACAACCGTTTACTTTACGCACTGTTTCATCTGCGTGTCCTTCCCCAAACCTATTTAAAAATTTTTGATATTCTGATCGTGTAATGTTTTTGAGTAACATATTCTTGCCAAAGTATTCATTAAATAATCTTAAAGACCTCTCATACCAATAATACTGCATAGGCGATACTTTCTTTTTATTCTTAATGATTAACCACTCGTTATAGTAATCTTCAAATTTTTTATTATCTTCAAATTTGCTACCGTCTTCTAAATCTCGGATTAATCTTTGTGCTGCATTGATAGCCTCAGCTTTTGTTTTAAATCCAGATTTACGTTTTTTACCAGATTTAAAACTAGGGTGCTTTACATCATACTGCCAGCTTGTAGAGTTCTTATTTTTACGTTTTGTTACTGTAAAAGATGCCATTTCACTCATTCCTCCTCAAAAAAGGTAAAAAAATAATAAGGGTAGGCGTGCTACCCTGGAATTACATAAAAATTGGATTATTGTATTATATTCTTCCATCCTCTACCTCCTTCACCCAAGAGTGGAGGGGGCTAGTGTTGGTCTGCAATCTTCTTTAGTAATTCAATAATTTCCTCGTTTTGTTTGATTATAGTTTTTTGGTCTTGGTTGTGACGATCTAATTCATGCAATATAGCGTAGTTCTGGTCTACTAAGTCATTTAAGAAGCTAACTTTAATAGCAGTACCATCATTCTTTGCACCGCTCATAAATGCGGTAAACCACTTCGTCCCATTACTATACATCTGTCTTTCTTTCAAACTTCTGACAATAGGCATAATATCATCTGAAAAATCATTAAGATTTCTTTTTTGGAAATATCTTATAGCTGAAATATTTTCTTCGTTCTCAGATGTATCTTGCTGATACTGTTGTTTTTTATTTCTTTGTTTCTCTATCATTTTATTATGTTTTTTAAATGGGTCGCTTTCAAAAAAAGCCATTTGAATTCCTCCTTTATCCTTTTTCAATAATGTATGTTTTATATCTAATCGACTGAGGCGGGGTCAATCATAAAATCACTTTCCCCACCAGCTCTACGCTTTGGTTCTCGTAAAAGTGCAAGTCAGGGTATTCTTTATTGAGTGAAACTAACGTCAATCTATTTTCTTCCACATATACTTTCTTTACATATGCCTCACCATCAATAATGAATACTCCGATTTGACCATTTTTAATATCATGCGTTTTTTCTATAAATATAACTTCTTTATCATGAAACATAGGCTCCATTGAATTACCATTTACTTGCAGTGCTAGATCATGAATAGGCACATCACCTTTCACCGCTACTTTAAATTGAGGTTCATCAAAAATTTGTTCGCCAGTACCAGCGGAAACATAACCATACACAGACGCTTCGTTTACTTTGTTATCCTTATAGTCATTGAAATCTACGATGTTATCCTTTGTATTATTCTGTAATTCCAATTGGTGTTTTGCGTAGTCTAGAACGTTGTGTTGGCGTGGAGGTGTGAGTTTAATTAATGTTGTAAGAGAATCACTTATTAAAGTATCGTTTATTTCCATTAAGTTTTCAGGCTTTATATTTAAGCCTTTACAAATTTTGATGATATTTTCAACCTTAGCGTTGAATACCCCTCTTTCTAATATAGAACGAATTGTTGTATAAGCTAACCCGACATCTTCCGAAAAAGCTTTAACTGAACCTGATTTCATTTCCATTAAATGTTTTAAATGTTTTTCTTTTTCCATTTTTGGTTGCCTCATTTCTAATTTGTACCTATATAGTAACATGCGAAAAATCGTATATCAACAAAAATAAAATAATAAAATGCGAAAATTCGTATTGACTTAATACGAATTTTCGTATATATTTTAGTTAAGCACTTCGGTAGTGCTTGTTTTTAAAATCTAAAATACGAAAATTCGTATTAAGGAGGAGATGCTATGTTAACTAACTTAGAAAATATCAGAAAACAGAATAAAGTATCTCTGGTAGATATCGCAGATTTATTAGGAGTTCGATATCAAACAGTATCAGATAAGATTAACGGTATTTCAGATTTCAAATTTGGAGAGGCGTTGCTTATAAAAAATACTTATTTTCCAGAGTATGAAATTGAATATTTGTTTTCGGAAGAAAAAGAACCACAAACAACTTAAAGGAGGTTAAATAAAATGCAAGACACAATTAATCAATTTTTAGAATTTAGAAAACAATTCACGCCAAGACAGTGGCACGAAATAAATAGAATTATTGATGGACAATTTAATAAAAAAGCCGCCGAGATACAACTCGACGACCAAGATGTTGAGGTTATAAAAAATATTATTACTCAACAAAAGATTATGAAGTAACAATTTGAATAAAGATAGGATGAATTCGGTAATCTTTACCTTTGTAATTAATCATGATGTAGTCCTGTTGATACATTGTATCAGCTTCTAATTTTTGGATTGGAGACCATAATTCAGCGTTTTCTTCCCACCATATTGATGGAGAAGTCATACGAGGTCCCATTTTGCAATTTTTATCATCATTAAGATTAACCCATTCACCTAAAAGGCAAGCGTAAACATTTTTCATAAAACCACCTCCTAATAAGGAGTATAGCAGAAAGGAGCATACAAATTATGCAAGCATTACAAGAAATACAAATTGAAAACAACTCAGAATTAGGAGCAGTCGTTTCTAGTCGAGTGATTGCTCAAGAGTTAGAAAAAAGACACGCCCATGTAATTAGAGATTTAGAGAGAATTTTAACCGACCCAAATGTGGGCTCGTTAATTATACCTAGCAATTATAAAGATAATAAAGGCGAAACAAGAAAAGAATATCTACTAACTAAAGACGGTTTCACTTTATACATGTTCAACATTCAAGGTCACAACGATTTCAAAATGGCTTACATCAACAAATTTAATGAAATGGAACGACAACTTTCTCATCCAATCGCAAGTTACATGATAGATGATCCTGTGAAACGTGCTGAGAAATGGATTGAAGAACAAAAAGAAAAAGAGAGATTACTAGAACAAAATTCAATTCAGCAACAACAAATCGGCGAGTTAAAACCAAAGGCTGACTATGTAGATGAAATCTTAAAATCACCAGGCACAATGACAATTACACAAATTGCAGCTGATTATGGTTTATCTGCACAAAAACTGAACAAGTTACTACATCAAGCTAGATTACAACGTCGTGTCGGTAAACAGTGGGTGCTTTACACAGAACACATGAACAAAGGCTACACGAAATCACACACTATTGAAATTGTTCGTTCAGATGGACGACCAGATACTCAACCACAGACACGCTGGACTCAAAAAGGTAGATTAAAAATTCATGAAATCATGACTGATTTTGGTTATGAAGCAGAAGTAACAGTCTAAAAGGAGGGACAATAAATGTTTTCAATAATCATAAGTATTTTAGCAATAATCGTTTCGATAATGACAGTGCTAATGATTTTAAACAATAAGTAAGGAGGCATAACCATGAACATTCTATACAAAACAACCCTCCTCATCACAATGGCAGTTGTGACGTGGAAGGTTGTAAAGATTGAGAATTACTCAAGACCTAAGAAAACAAAAGTTAATATCAATCTAAATTGTGATGCAGACCAAATTATACACGAAAGGAGTGTTAATAAATGGAACAAGAATACAAATACTTTTTAGATGTTAAAGGTTTTGTCGAAGTAAGCGGTCTTTCGAAAGATGACTTCGAAAAGAAAGTTGCTAAGATACAAGAATTTAAAAAATTTATCTATAAATTTGAAGACAGTCGCAAACGTTACATCAAAGTTAAACCGGCATTAGAGTTTATCGAAAACAATTTAATGAGTAGCGAAACTGATTTATAAAGGGGTGATAAGAAATGACTATCAAAGACAAAACAATATTAATCGCAGGAATGATGTTCAACGTTACTTTCTTTTTAGCGATGATGATGAGCGTATTCATAACTAACGCATTAGCGATAGGTATGGTTGCGTCAGGAGTAACTTATCTGTTTTTCGACAAATTATTTTACGCACAAAAAAAGACTGAAAGTCGCTGCAACGACTAACAGTCGGATATTAAGAAATAAACTCAAGATAATCATATAACGGGAGGCACATATATGCAAGAGGTAACTCTATCTTTAAAAGAACACGACAACCTGCTAAAAGATAGCAAAGACTTAGTTTTAATCAGTTTAGAAAACAAACATCTAAAAAGACAACTAGATACTGCTAAAGAGCATATTAAAGATTTAAACGACAATATCAATTTATATATAAGCCTATATCAAAGTGCAGATGCTAGAGCAGACAGAGCAGACCAACGATTGGAGGAGTATATCAATGTCAAACACATATAACTTAACTCAAGCCTACTTAGAAGTTTTAAACAAATTAGACGAAGGTTATTCGTTTGAAGATTTAAAAGATACATTGGATAGCATCGAAGAAGAATTAAATATAAAAGTTGATAACACAATCGGCTTAAAACGTTCACTAGATGCTGATATTGAAACAATTGATAAAGAAATCAAACGTCTACAAGCAATCAAAAAACAGAAATCTAACCTTTCTGATAAATTAAAAGGTTACCTACTCGACATGTTAGATCAACGCAAATTGGATAAGTACCGTACGTCTACTAACTACATTTACAAACGTAGTAACGGACCAAGTAAAGAGGTCACAGATGAAAAATTAATACCTAAAGAATATTGGGTATCACAAGCACCAAAACTCAACTCTAAAATGCTTACAGATGATTTGAAAAACGGTAAAGACGTTCCGGGTGCAAAGTTGAAACACACTGTTAGTTTGGTGGTGAAGTAGATGGCTGAACAACTTAATTTGTTCCAAAAAATAGCAGACGTTAAAGCTAATATTGATGGCTTTACTAAAGATGCAAAAAGCTACAACTACTCATATGTAAGTGGCTCTCAAGTATTGCACAGAATTAGAAATAAGATGATTGAAAACAATTTATTACTTGTACCGAAAACATCGGAAGAAAATTACAAACAAATTGATGTAACAAGATTTAATAAAAAAGCTGGTCGTGAGATTACAACATCAGAATTTATCGTTGAAATGAAATTAACTTATGTATGGATTAATGCTGATAAACCAGAAGAACAGTTTGAAGTAACGTTTTATGCAGTAGGTCAACAAGACGATGTATCGAAAGCGCATGGTACTGCATTAACTTACGCAGAAAGATACTTCTTAATGAAATTCTTCAACATCCCAACTGATGAAGATGATGCAGATGCAAAAGAAAAGCAAGAAAGATATGCAACTTCAAGTAATCAATTGAAAGAGTTGCTTAGACAAGAAGCAGATAGTTTTATCGAAATTGCTGAAAGAAGTAACTCTGCAAGCAAATATCAAGAACAGATAGAAAAACTGAAAAATATGAATGTAAATGATTTAAACAAACAACAAATAAACGTTACAAGACAACAAATTAATAAATGGCTTGGAGGAATTAAAGAATGATAAACAGAGTAATTTTAGTAGGTAGATTAACGAAAGATCCAGAATTCAGAACAACACAAAGCGGTGTGAATGTTGCCACTTTCACACTAGCGGTCAATCGTACATTCACAAACGCACAAGGTGAACGCGAGGCTGATTTCATTAACATTGTAGTGTTCAGAAAACAAGCTGATAACGTCAATAATTATTTGAAGAAAGGTAATTTAGCTGGCGTAGACGGTCGTATTCAATCACGTAGCTATGAAAACAAAGAAGGCCAACGTGTATTCGTAACAGAAGTAGTAGCAGACAGTGTTCAATTCTTAGAGCCAAAGAATAACAATCAACAAAACAGTCAACCTCAACAGCAACGAGGACAAGCACAAAGTGGTAACAATCCATTTGGTAATGGTGCAGATATCTCAGAAGATTCATTGCCTTTCTGATTGGACTGATATAAATGCCAAAAATCAAGAATTACATCACTCAAGATGACGGTAAAACAACCGTCGTCATTGAGGGGGTAGAACTAGATAACAAGACTTCACTCTTACTTGATAACGGGTTTGAAGTAGAGGTAGATGTGCAAGTCGTAGACCCTTTCAGAATAACCGACAAACAACGTCGTAAGATATTTGCACTTGTAAAGGACATAGAGGTTCATACTGGGGAACCTATGGACTACATGCGCCATATGTTTATCGAATACGTCCGGACTTACTACGGCTACGACAAGCGCATCTCATTAAGCGATTGTACACGTATGCAAGCAAGCCAAATTATCGAGATTACATTGGACTGGATATTCCATAACGATATACCGCTTGCATATAAAACGAGCGACTTACTCAAGCAAGATAAATCATTTTTATATTGGTCAACGATCAATCGTAACTGTGTTATCTGCGGTAAACCACATTCAGATTTAGCACATAGATTTGCAGTAGGTAAAGGGCGTAATCGTAACAAGATAAATCATGTAGGCAACCAAGTATTAGCGCTATGTCGTTCACATCATACGGAACAGCACCAAATAGGAATGGATACATTCAATAATAAATATCACTTAACAGATAGCTGGGTTGATGTGGACAATCGACTAAATAATATGCTTAAAGGAGGTAGTGATATTGGCTGAAGTATCATGGATAAAATTAAAAGTCGGAATGTTTGATGATAGCAAAATTAAATATATAGAGGCATTACCAGAACGAGACACAATCATAACTGTTTGGGTTAAGCTGCTAACTCTTGCTGGTAAATACAATGAACAAGGTTACATCATGCTATCAGAAAACTTACCTTACAACGATGAAATGTTAGCTAATGAATTCAATCGACCTATTAATTCAATCAGATTAGCAATGAGAACTTTTGAAGAATTAGGAATGGTAGAAGAAGTCAGAGGTGCATACAAAGTTAAAAATTGGGAGAAACATCAAAGTTTAGATAGTAAAAGTAAGCATAACGAAAAGAATAGACTTCGACAACAACGATATAGAGAACGACAAAAACAAAACCAAATAGGAAATAACGTTACCGTAACGTTACGTAACGATACAGAAGAAGAAGAAGAAAGAGAAGAAGAATATAAGAATAAGAATAGAGAAGATAGAAGTAACGACGTCTTCTCAAAAGCAATTAATTATGTAATCACATTTTTAGATAATAATTTAACCCCTTATCAAATGGAACAGATAGGATATGCAGTCGACGATATAGGGGAACATGCTGATGAGGTTATCGAAATTGCTACTGATTATACGAAAGAAAAAGGGTGTCATGTTGGTTATTTAATTCAAGTTTTAAATAATTGGGCTAAAGAAAATGTGAAAACTAAAGAAGATGCTCAAAACAAAGTACAACCTAAACAACAAGTAAAAGGAACTTTACTAGACGACATATTGAACGAGGAGTGATAACAAATGCCTATGACTAAAAAAGAGGCTGCAATCATTCTTAATAAAATCAATACTATTTACAATATGAAGTTCGATAGTGACGAACAAGTTTTGAAAGAATGGCTACACCTATTAATAAAATATGGGGACTATCAACCGACATTATTAAAAACAGAGCAATACATCAGAGAAAAGAAGTATAAACCTACTTTATCTGACATATTAGCTTATAAACCTAAAACAAAAGTGATTGACACGATACCTAAAGAACAAACTAAAGCATACAAATTACAGCATGACCCAGAATACAAAAAACGTCATGAAGAACGTAAGAAAAAATGGGCGCAGATGAAACAAGAATGGGGTGTTGTAGATGAAGAATATTGATGTTTTATCAACCGAACACGCTATTGTTTCAAATCTGATGAACTACCCTAAATTGTTAAGTAAGTTAAAACTCAAACCTGTAATGTTTACAGATGTTACTGCGCAAAAATTTATCGAGTATGTACTTGAACAAGGCAAAGTAGATGTAAACGAGATTTACTACAAAAGCAGAGAAGATGCTGAATTTATACCAACTAAGGTATTAACCCGATTGTATAACTCTAAAGGTACAGACAAAGTGTTTTTTATGCAGGATCAACTAAATATCTTAAACAACTACATTTTGAATAAGGCTAGGGTCGAAGTTAGCGAGTTTCAATCAGTACCAACAAAAGAGAATTTTACTTATCTAATCGACCAATTAAAAGGGTTAAGTGAGTTAAATGTCGAGAAAGACAACCCGACAGACCAATTTCTAACAACTGTTATGGAAAACATCTTATCAGATACGCCTAAGACGTTTATAACGACGAACTTTAATAAGTTAGATGAAAAGATACATGGATTTGAAGAAGGACAATTAAACGTGCTTGCAGGGCGACCTAGTACAGGCAAAACTGCCCTAGCATTAAATATGATTTGGAACCTGACACAACAGGGGTATCCGACTACCTTCTTCAGTTTAGAAACTGGAGGTAACAACATTGTTGAACGTCTAACGTCTGCGATATCTGGTGTGCCACTTTATAAGATTAAAAAGTCAGATGGTCTAAATGATGGTGAAGTTGAAAGAATAATGTCAGCAATCAACGACATTAAACAACATAGCAACTTTAGAATTGAAGATCATGCTCAAATTACACCACAAGATGTGAGAGAAATTGCTATGAGAGATAGCGATAAACCACAAATTATATGTATCGACTACTTGCAGTTAATGAAATCTGACTTGCCACAAAAAGATAGACGTTTAGAAGTTGAAAAAATTAGTCGTGATTTAAAGATTATAGCTAAAGAAACAGGTTGCTTAATCATTGCTTTATCACAATTAAGCAGGGGTGTTGAAAGTAGGCAAGACAAACGCCCTATGATGTCTGATTTAAGAGAGGCTGGGGGCATTGAGCAAGATGCGAACATGATATTCATGCTTTATCGAGATGACTATTACAACCGTGAAATCGCAGATGATGAAACTGGCAAATCAGATATTGAGGTAAACGTCGTTAAAAATAAAGATGGTGAGACGGGCGTTGTTGAACTTGAATTCTACAAAAAAACACAGAGGTTTTACTAATGATTATTGCAGAATTACAAACGTTGTTAGGCGACTTGTACCGTAACGATTACAAAGATGATCCAATCATTCAAAAAAGCATTTTAGAAATGGGTTGGGCAGTAGATAGATTATTAAAAAGTGAAGAAATAACCTTTTTTGATGATTACGATAACGTTAAATCAAAAATATTAGATGAAACAAAGTGGAGGCAAAGCGATGGGACTTATAGAAAATCAACCTAACGCATATAGCCTATATGAAAGCGACGGTTGGGAAATGCTTAGGGTTTTGCCTAGAGATGACGGTACTTTCTATCTTGCTAATAAAGGTGGAATGAGTGATAAGCATTTTAAAGCATCTGTGACTAAAGATGAGTTAGCAAAGATGAAACGTAAGCATAAATTATTTAGAAAAGAAGAATTACAACAGCAGACAACAATAGATGAATTCTTATTCTAGGAGTGACAACGTGCAGATAGAAATTAACTTTAACGAAACGTATGAGGCGCCTATTGGTTCGCCTCGTCCACGTTTCAGAAATACAGGTAGATTTGTTCAAACGTACATGCCAACGTCTTATACAAAGCATAAGGACTTCGTCAGAGAGCAGATGCCGAATGTATTACTCGATGGAGAATTGAAAGTGACATTATCATTTTACTTCGAGCCGCCTAAAAGTTGGAGTAATCGTAAAAGGTTGTTAGCAATTGGGCAGTACAAACGAACTAAACCAGATATAGATAATTTAATCAAAACTGTGTTAGATGCAGCGAATGATCATCTATGGAAAGACGATAACCAAATCGTTGAAATACACAGTTTTAAGCAATATGCAGAGGAACCGAAAATTATTTTAGAAGTGGAGGAAGTGCAATGCATGAAGAAACACTAAAACTCACATTCGATTTAACCATCGAAGTAGAACAACCTATTTGGATAAGCAAACATGCAGATAGAGAAAACTATATCGAACATTACTCTAATAGATATAAAAATGACCCAGATAATTTACTCGATAATATCAAAAACATTACTGACGTTAGTGTCAGTTACGCAGATTGGAAGTGACATCATGATAAAAGTGAATTTAAACGGTAAACGTTACAGATTATGTGATGTATACAAATATTTTGATGTATCAGATAGTACGGTTCGTAAGAGATATGACGAAGGCTTACGTGGTCCAGAATTAATACATGGTAAGGGAGTATATCAATATGGTGCAGATGTACGAAAGAAATGAAAAAGAATTGAGTTCTAGACAGCTTTATTTTATTCAACAAGAAGAGCTTAGACACGAAAGAGCGTTGAAACGTAAACGTAGAGAAGAACGTATTGCTAGGGCTAAACGTGCAGAACGTGAGGTTGCTAAGCACAGAGTGAACACTAGATACTTTAAAAATCTAGTACAGAATAATCTTGTGGTTAAAGTCAAAACGGATCAGTACGGCAATATACAGAGGGGGTAGCGGAATGGAATTACATGAATTAAATCCAGGCGATGACATTTGGTTTAAATATCCTAAAGCTAAAACATCATTCCCAGCAGTTGTGGAAGAGTTGAATTATAACTTTGATGGCGAACCTTATCTTATGGTTCGTGTTGGTAGTGAGTTAGTAAAGATTGATGATAGATACGACATAGTAAAGGTGTAGATAAAAATGACAATTATTAGTAATAAAAAAGTAGACATGGTAAATAAGCCGAAACATTACACGTACGGAGATATTGAAGTCATAGATTTTATTGAGCAGGTTACTAAAGATTACAAACCAGAACTTGCGTTCAGTATCGGTAATGCAATCAAATATATCAGTCGTGCTAATCATAAAAATGGCAAGGAAGATTTAGACAAAGCACGCTGGTATTTAAATCGTGCATTTGAGAAGTGGGAGGACCAACAATGATCTATTTAGGTGGCGACATGCTAAGTATAGGACAACAGATGCGTCGTGAGTGGGAGAAACAAGAGTTACAGCGATTAGGCTTTAAAGTGTACGCACCACACGACGATAAAGACATCAATGATAAAGCAAATGCTAACCAAGACAAACTAGCAGAACGTATTGTGGCTAACGATACAGAGGGCATGGAACGCAGTAACATTATGATATTCGATTACTTACCACATGCACAGGGTACGATTTGTGAATTAGGATATGCACAACATCTTAAAAGAGCAAGTGAGAAGGATATTAAAGTATATGTTCAGTGTACCGACATTAGACAAGGGACAGGACATATTCCGGATGAACAAGACAGAATGGAGTTTAGTATCAATCAGTATGTTTATGGCGTAATTATGGATGTCACTGATGGTAGAGGTATCCAGACCTTTGATGAGATATGTCAAGAGTTGGTGAATGCATGAAATTCATAGATATATGTAGTGGTATTGGAGGTTTCCGTTCCGCCTTAGAGAAACACGGTCATGAATGCGTAGCGTTTGCAGAGATAGATAAATTCGCAAAGCAAAGTTATAGAGCGATATACGATACAGAGAGTGAGGAGGAATTAAATGACATCACAACAGTTACAGATGAACATTTTCGATTATACAGAGGACAAGTCGACATCGTCACAGGTGGCTTTCCTTGCCAAGCCTTTAGTATCGCAGGAAATCGCAGAGGGTTTGAAGATACAAGAGGGACAATCTTCTTTCATATTGCGAGGGCGATTAAAGAGATCCAACCATCTTATGTATTACTGGAAAACGTCAAAGGGTTACTCTCACACGACAAAGGGAGAACTTACGGAACAATCGTTCAAGCGTTGGATGAACTGGGGTATTTCATCGAATGGGGCTTGTTTAACAGCAAATATTGGGGAGTTCCACAAAATAGAGAACGAGTGTACATCTTAGTTACACGTAAAGACGTATGGAAAGAACCTAAGTTATTCAACTTAGTTAAACAACAAACAGAAGTGAATACTAAATTAATTGACATCTTAGAAACAGACGTAGACGAAAAGTATTTTTTATCAGATGAAAAAGTTAAAAAGTTAACGCTCAATGAAGATTTGAGTGGAAAGTTAAATCAATATGAATTTACAGAACGCGACCGAGTGCATAGCGTAAATAAAGTTAGTCCTACGCTTAATACAATGCAGGGTGGAGATAGACAGCCAAAAGTGGCAGTACCGGTGTTAACGCCAGATAGACTTAACAAACGTCAGAATGGCAGACGCTTTAAAGAAAACGGCGAACCAATGTTTACATTAACTAGTCAAGATAGACACGGGATAGCTATTAAAGAAGCAACTAAAAAAGGATATGCAGAGGCTATGGAAGGCGATAGCGTCAATACAAGTTTCCCTAATAGCAAAACAAGACGTGGTCGAGTTGGTAAACAAGTGGCACAAACATTACAGGCTGGAGAAGTAAATCAAGGAGTAGTTACGAAAGATATAAGAATTAGAAAATTGACAGCGCTCGAATGCTGGCGACTTCAGGGATTTTCTGACGAACAATTCTACAAAGCTAAAAATGCAGGTGTAAGTAATAGTCAATTATACAAACAAGCAGGTAATGCAGTAACTGTTAATGTGGTTAATGCGATTGTGGGTGCAATATCATGATCTTATCAGACACAATCAACCAACGTTATCGCTACAACACAAAAGCCAAAACACCTACACAGATACAACAAGAACTACGCAAGCTAGGTGTTAACGGCTTTGTGGTAAAAGTTGCAGGAAGGTTAGTAAGCGAGAGCGATATTAAAAATAATAGGGAGTGTGTAAGGAATGGCAAAGGTTAAGCAAAAAGTAGAGATGACGTTACCAGAGTTATTGGAGGGCGAGTAAATGGCAAAAATAAATAAAGAAAAGATACTAGAATTCATTAGAAACAATGACTTAGATTTAGACGAAAGCTATCCACGTAGTGACTGGTGGAAGTTCAGAAATGAACGCGATGCATACAAACGCCAACGTGACGAACTCATCAATGATATTGCAGACATCAAACGTAAGGCAGAGGCGTTTGATGAGATTGTCAATGCAGTTGATGAAAGTGCTAATTCGTATGAGTTGGTTGCAAGAATAAAATTAGAAGTTTTGAAATATCAAAAATTGGAGCGTGGTAGTGATGGAACGAAAAGTAGTAAAACCAAAAGAATATATAACTAAACCTAAAGGTAATTTTATTATAAGAAATTCAGCGGAGATAATTATCTATAGTGCAATATTCGGCTTTGTAGTTAATTTATTAAACAACGCATTACTTTTTAAAATACTAATCCAATTGGAGGAAGAATAAATGACTAATACATTAGAATTTAAAAAAATATCAGAGAACGCAACAATACCAACACGCGAGAGATTAGACGCAGGATATGACATTTATTCGGCTGAAACAGTGATACTTGAGCCACAACAAAAAGCAGTAATTAAAACAGATATAGCAGTGAATATTCCAGAAGGTTATGTCGGTTTATTAACATCAAGAAGTGGTGTAAGTAGTAAAACACATTTAGTGATTGAAACAGGCAAGATAGACGCAGGGTTTCAGGGTAATATGAAGATTAATATTAAGAATGACTATATTAGTTCAGACGAATATGAATTAGCTAAAATAAGCGAGGCTGACGGTGGAATTAAATATCCAGTTTATGGTATTAACAATCAACTAATGCATTATTCACAAGAATACGACAATCCTACTTATCAAATCAACAAAGGTGACAAGCTCGCACAACTCGTTATCGTACCTATTTGGACACCAGAGTTAAAAGAAGTAGAGGAGTTTAGTTATGTATCAGAGAGAGGGACAGACGGGTTTGGATCAACAGGATACTAAGGACATATTAGAAAAAGTAAAAGAGGTGCTGGGGAAGTGACTACAACAGAATTTATTGAAGCAGTTAAACGTTTAGGGTATAAAGTCAATTTGTCTTATAAAAATGTTAATCACAAAAAGACTAAACTTTTAATTTATACAGAAAATGAAAGACATCCTAGTGCGTGGGTTTTCGTACATGAGCAGTATTCTTTTAGAAGCTTAAAAATTAATAATGAATTATTCACATTATTAGTAATGTATGCAAGTACACCTGTAAAGGAACGAGACCCTAGGGAAGTGAAACAATTCCTAATCAGAGAATTCACAGATAGCACAGGGGATGTGCATAGACATGTAGAAAGTCCTAGAGAGAATGAACGTATGACGTTGATAGAGGCAGAGGATAAGGAAGAAGCGAAAGATAAAGGCGAAGGGTTATTAAATTACGTTAAACCACCTAAAACAAATTGGCGTTGGCTAGAAGATGAATATAAAAAAATTAGGGATATTCGATAAGGAGTGAACACAGTGGAAGATTATTACAAAAGAGAATTTGAAAAGCTACATGAACGAGTTGCTATATCAACAGCATATGTTAGTGAAAAGTTAAGTCATGCAAAGTTTAATAATGCTAATAAAAACTATATCAAACAGTTAGAAGCAGAGTATTACGCATTACAAACTATTCGGGTGAGCATGAATGAAATTCATAGAGATAGACCTAGAGTTGAGGAGTGAACGCAATGAGTGATTTCAAAATAATAACTTCAGAATTAATTAGCAAAGGCATTGAGTTTGAAATAGAAGATGACACTTTGATTGTTGGTGATTGTTCAGTAATCAATTATAGCGACGTGTATTTTTTAAAATTGTCCGGAATTAATACTCAACAAGGAATGGCTGTTAAGCATCCGATAGTTATAGCAGATTTCTTAGCTAGTTATTATTACTTATTAGAAGATCATAATAGTATCACTGTAAAAGATATTAATTTTAAAAGTGAGGTGCGTAGTAATGATTAAACGCATACTAAAAATATGGTTCATCATCTCATTGTATGAACTTAGTAAATATATAACTAACGAACTTATCGTTAAGTTGCAGAGTGAAGATGATATTGATACTGCACCTAAAGACTTTGCTTTAAATGGAGACCAAGCAGATTTGAATGGAGTGAGTAAGTAGTGAAACAAGTTATTAGTGTAGAATTGGAACGTGAGTTGACTGAGCTAGAGATAAAGGTATTGAGTATTGTAAATGAATTGTATTGTGGCAGAACGTCACTTATAGATGGCAATGAAATTAAACAGGGGTTAAAACGACATTTTAATATGGAAGTAAGTTTAGATGGCATCAACGAAGCAATGTACGGATTAATAAAAATATTTTCTAATGCAAATTATGAACATGAATATTTGCAGGTTATTGGGCAAGACCGAATGTTATTGGAATCAAAAGCGACAGTTATAAACAATGATGAAGGAAATATATTGAGTTGTGAATACAAAATTTTTTCTAAGCCGTTATTCTACGTTTTACCTAAACATTTAAAACCACTAGATAATCAAAATTTAGAATTACTTGATTAGGAGGGAATTTGAGTGGCATTAAGAGGCTCTACTAAGAGATACTTAGAAAGCGAATTAAATAACTATAACTACATTGATAAAGATATTGAACGTGTGAGAGAAGAAGTATTAAATCCATGGCAACCGACTGACACTAATATTGGTGGAGATCGAGTGCATAGTAACGTGAGTGTCACAGAGATTAAAGCCACACGTGTAGTCAATGATAGACGTTTATCGCAACTCGCAAGAATGAAGTCGGCAATTGAAGTCGTTTATCAGAATAGCAGTAGAGAAAGTAAACAACTTATGGAACTTTATTATTTTAAGAAACCTAGGACACTTAACTTAACAGGTGTTGCACAAGAAATATGTGTGAGCAAGTCTACTGCATATGATTTAAGGAAAGATATTTTAATAAGATTAGCTGACGAATTAGGAATAATACATTAGGGGGGTGTAGAATGGATATTTTCGATATAGTTGATAGTGTGTCAATCAGAAAAAATGATGCAATAAAGCAAGGCAAAGAAGTAGATTCTATAACGTTGGAATTAAAAGACTGGAATCATAAAGAAGGGATAAAAGTCATAAGAATGTTAAAAAGAGAATGGGACGAAGTAGAAATACTTGGTAAATATATCACTAAAACTGTTATACCTTTCGAAGATGATGAACCGAAGAAAAAAGTAACCGAATTTGTTTATATTCTAAAAGTTTGGAAAACTTCTGGAAAAATAACGTCAACTTAGCCTATATAATGATATTGTGGCTACGGAAATAGTCATAACATACTCCTTTCTATATAGTTACGTGGGAAAGTCTTCCTAAACTTTTCAAATATTGATGCCTATCTGAGAGAACACTCAGGTAGGTTTTTTGTATGCTGATATGACATTTAAAACGTGTGATATGAGTGTATAAACGCTTTAATATTCTTTAATTTGGAGGTGATTTGAGAAGTGAACTCAAAACAATTTAAAGCAATTGCACTAATGGTTGAGGGCAACTTAAATCAAAAGCAAATCGCTGAAGAGTTAAATGTGTCTGTTCAATCTATAATAGCATGGAAAAAGAAACCGGAATTTCAAGAAGAGTTACTTAATGCTGAACGTAATCTACTAAAAGGACTGACTGGTAAGGCGATTAAGACGATGGAAGATTTATTAACTGCAAAAAGTGAGTTAGTTAGATACAACGCAGCAAGTGACATCTTAGACAGGACGGGACATAAACCTACTGACAAAGTTGAGGCAGAAGTTATCACACCAACCTTTATAAACGATGTGCCAGCCGATGACTGATAAAACGTTAAGCATTACAGGAACAATCGGTGGTGGTTATAACAAATTCTGGCACAACAAAAACTTTTATAGAGTTGTAAAGGGTAGTCGTGGTAGTAAGAAGTCAAAAACAACTGCATTAAACTTTATATACAGATTAATGGAATATGAATGGGCTAACTTGCTTGTAGTTAGACGTTTTAGCAATACAAATAAGCAATCAACATATACAGATTTGAAGTGGGCTACTAACCAATTGGGAGTAACCCACTTATTTAAGTTTAACGATAGTTTACCAGAGATTACTTACAAACCGACTGGCCAGAAGATACTATTTCGCGGAATCGATGATCCGTTAAAGATTACTTCAATTACTGTTGACAAAGGAATATTGAGTTGGTGTTGGATAGAAGAAGCATATCAAGTTGAAACCTACGATAAATTCGCAACACTTGTTGAATCTATTCGTGGTAGTGTCGATAGTCCAGACTTCTTCAAACAAATTACAGTTACATTCAACCCTTGGAGTGAGCGTCATTGGCTTAAACCAACGTTCTTCGATAAAGATACACGATTAAACAATACGTTTTCATACACAACAACTTATCGAGTAAATGAATGGCTTGACGAGGTCGATATTGCACGTTATGAGGACTTGTATCGTACCAACCCTAGACGTGCAAGAATTGTATGTGATGGTGAATGGGGAGTTGCTGAAGGGCTTGTATTTGATAATTTCGAAGTGAAAGAGTTTGATTGGTTAAAAGTGTACAAACGAACACAAGAAAAAGCGCATGGTAGTGACTTTGGATTTACTCACGATCCGACTACATTGATTAGTACCGTTGTAGACATGAAGAATAAAGAATTATGGATATATGACGAACACTATGAAAAAGGAATGCTCACTGATGAGATATATCAAATGTATGTAGATAAAGGATATAAAGATGCACTTATTGTTGCAGATAGTGCTGAGAAACGTTTGATTGCAGAGATTAAGCGTAAAGGCATTCCTAACATTAAACCGTCAATCAAAGGGCAAGGCTCAATCATGCAGGGCGTTCAGTTCATACAAGGTTTTAAGATATATGTGCATCCAACTTGTGTAAATACGATTGAAGAATTGAACACTTACACATTCGAACAAGATAAAGAAGGGAATTGGCTCAATAAACCAATTGACGCTAATAACCATTTGCTAGATGCACTTAGATATAGCCTAGAACGTTTCCATTTGCCACATAAACAGACAAAAGCAAACGTTAGGAAGAATATTAGCACTATCAAATCAATGGGGTTATAAGGAGGGATAACGCTTGTTAAAAGTAAATGAATTCGAAAGAGATGCAGAGTATCGACAACATCGAGATAAGATATATAGACGTGACGCAGTTGAAACATACAGATACGACGGTAACTTAAACGATTTATTAGATGATTACGATTTTATAAGTGAATGTATTGAGCATCATTTAGAGGCACAAGTACCTAGATTGCAAATGCTCGATGATTACTATCAAGGGCTTAACTACAATATCATGCGTAATCGTAGACGTAGAGAAAGACACTTAGCAGATAATCGTGCAGCACATGATTTTGCGTCATACATCGCAGACTTTATCAATGGTTATTGCTTTGGTCATGCGATACAAGTGCAGTCAGAAGATGAAGGTACTCAAGATAAGATTAACGGGTTACATAACTTAAACGACATCGACACGCATAACCGTTCTATCGGACTTGACTTATCTATCTTTGGTCGCGCTTATGAGTACATTATCCGTAACCAAGATGATGAAGTGAGATTATACAAATCTGATCCACGTAATACATTTGTGATTTACGATAATACGATTGAACAAAATAGTTTAATCGCAGTGAGGTACTGGCAAACATCAACAAGAGAATATGAAGATACAGACATTTACAACGTAGACATCATTACACCTAATGCAACTAATTTCTTTTATGCTAATAAGTCTACTAATTTATCACTACAAGAACGCAGACCACCAGAACCACATTCGTTTGGTAAGGTAACAATCACAGAATTTAGTAATAATGAAAAGCGTCGTGGGGACTTTGAGAAAGTTATTCCACTCATTGACCTATATGACAATGCACAATCAGACACAGCTAACTACATGAGCGATTTAAATGACGCAATGTTATTGGTAATCGGTAATATAGAACTTGATAGCAATACAGCGCAGTTACAAAAAGATGCGAATGTATTCCACTTAGCACCTCCAGAGTACACAACAATGGACGAGAAAACGACAGAGGGTAATGTTGACGCTAGATATATCTACAAAGAATATGATGTAAGTGGCGTTGAAGCGTATAAAGACAGAATTAGTCGTAACATTCATATGTTCACGAATACACCAGACATGACTGATGAAAACTTCGGTGGCAATCAGTCAGGAGAGGCAATGAAATATAAGTTGTTTGGACTAGAGCAACGTACTGCAATCAAAGAAGGTTTATTCCGAAAAGGCTTGCGTAGACGTTACAAATTAATCGGTCAGATTATGAGTATCAATCGTGAATTAAATAGTGATGCTATTCAAGATTTAACGTTTACATTCACACGTAACATACCTAAGTCAATCAAAGATGAAATGGATATGTACTTACAAGCTGGCGGACAAATCAGTCAACAATCATTGATGTCTCTTGTATCGTTCATTGACAACCCACAACAAGAAATGGAACGCATCGAAAACGAAGAAGATATCCAACTTCAAAAATCAGATGAACGTATGTACAACATAGAGGGTATGGATAATCAACCCAATATTAAGGAGTGATAGTCCATGTCCTACTGGGAAGATAGAGCAAAGGAAATCATTGATGAAGAAAGTAAATCTGATTATGAGATTGCTCGAGAGATACAACGTATTGTTGATGAAATGAACGCTGATATCGAAGATGAGATTAATCGTTTCTATGCGAGATATGCAATTAACGAAGGCATTTCTTTCATTGAAGCTAAGAAGAAAATTGACGCAGTAGATGTACAACGATTTTCTCAAAAAGCTAAAGAATATGTAGAAAATAAAGACTTTAGCGAGAAAGCAAATCAAGAGTTGAAAGCCTACAATACTAAAATGTATGTGAGTAGAGAGAAGTTACTTCAAGCACAACTCGGTTTGATTGTGACCTACGCTTATGCACAGATTGAGCAATCTATGTATAACTACATGGAGAGTGCTTATTACAGAGCATTAAAGCAACAAGCAGGTATCTTGGGAGAAACACTTCAAGTGTCTATAAATGACGTTAAAACAATCGTATTCACACCATTTGAAGGGCATAAATGGAGTACAAGACTTTGGTCAGATATGGACGTGGTAAGACGACACGTACAAAAGACCACACGTCATGTATTACTACGTGGCAGACACCCTTATGAGTTTGTGAAAGACTTACGCAAAGACACAGGGGCAACAACTTATAATATGAAACGACTATTACTAACTGAAACTGCAAGAGTTCAAACGTTAGCGTCTAAACGTCATATGCTTGAAGAACACGGTGCAGAAGCTGAATATCAATTTGTAGCAAAAATGGATAGCAAAACAACGAAAACATGTAGGAGTTTGAATGATAAAACATTTAAAGTAAAAAACATGGTACCGGGTGTAAATGCTCCACCTATGCACCCGTTTTGTCGTAGTGCAGTTGTACCATATGTGGGTGATTGGCGTGATAAGTTCTTCGAAGAACGTAAAGGTAAATACTTCGGAGGTGTGGTTAAATGACAAATGCACTCGAACGTATCGCTGACGCTTTAGAACACATTCATGTAGAACTGAAGCGTCTGAACGATACAAACCCTAGTAACCAAGCACAAACGAAACCTAAGCAAGATAAAAAGAAATCATTTGAACCAAAGAATTTTATTTAAACTATGACCTAAGTAAGTCATTAAACTGCTCATAAACTATAACTAATTATAAGGGTTAAGAAACTTGTTTCCCTATCAAAATAAATCTAGCGCACTAATCGGGCTTAATTGACTGATTGGGGCGCTTTTTTTATGCGATAAATTCGAGTGCTTAACGTTTATGAGGAGGATAAAAAAATGATTAAAGATGACTTATACAAATTAAATTTACAGTTTTTTGCAGAAAACGAAGGCGATTCTGAAAACACTAACGAAGATGATAATAAAGAGTCAGAAAACGATAACGATAGCAAGCAAGAAACTTATACAAAGAATGAAGTAGATTCGGCTATCAGTAAAGCAGTAGACAGCGCATTGAAGAAACGTGAGCGTAAGCACCAGCAAGAATTAGAAAACGCTCGTGAAGAAGCTAGAAAAAAGGCTGAAAGCTACGCAAAACTAACTGAAAAAGAAAAGCGCGATAAAGAAATTGAAGAACGCGAGCAAGCGTTAGCTGAAAAAGAAAAAGAGTTCAAACTACGTGAACTTAAATCTGACGTTGAGAGTGACCTTAAAGAAAAAGGTTTGCCTACTTCATTCGCAACGTCTCTTATTCATTTAGAAGATGTAGAAAAAATTAATGAAGTTGTAAAAGAAATCAAAGATGATTTTGATAACGCAGTACAAGAGCAAGTGAAAGAAGCTACTCGCCAATCTACTCCAAGCAATCAAAGTAGTAGTTTTGGTAATCGTCAAACAAGCGGAAAGTCGATTCAAGAACTTGCTAATGAAAATAGAATTATAAAATAACGGAGGTATCAACCTATGGCAGATGTAAAACCACAAGTATTTAACCCAGATCATGTAATGATGCATGAACATAAGGAAGGCGAATTATTAAACGATTTTAATCAGCCTATCCTTTTAGATATTTTACAAAACTCAAAGATTATGCAATTAGGTAAATATGAAGATATGAACGGTAAATCTGAAAAAGAATTTACTTATTGGGCAGATAAACCGGGCGCTTACTGGGTAGGTGAAGGTCAAAAAATCAGAACTACTAAACCTAGCTTAGTAAGTGCTAAGATGCGTTCTCATAAATTAGGTGTAATTGTCGTAGCATCTCGTGAGTTCTTAAACTACACTTACTCACAATTCTTTGAAGCAATGAAACCACAAATCGCAGAACAATTCTATAAGAAATTTGATGAAGCTGGCTTATTAAACGTTGATAATCCATTCGCTCAATCAGTAGAACAATCTGTTACAACTGCTGGTAGTGTTGTAAATGGTCCAATCAACTTAGAAAACGTATTAGCTTTAGAAGATGCGTTATTAGAACATGATGTAGAAGCTAACGCTTTTGTATCTAAAACTCAAAACCGCACAGCTTTACGTGGTGTTCGTGATGAAGATACTAAAGAAAGCTACTATGATCGTTCTTCTAATACATTAGACGGACTTCCAGTAGTTGATTTAAAATCTGATGAAATTAAAAAAGGCGACTTATACGCTGGGGACTTTAATAAAATGTTCTACGGTATTCCTTATAACATGTCTTACAAAATTTCAGAAGATGGTCAGTTGTCTACTGTGCAAAATGAAGATGGTAGTCCAGTAAACTTATTCGAACAAGAATTAATTGCTTTACGTGTAACTATGGACGTTGCATTCCATATTGCAGATGACAATGCATTTGCTAAATTATCTGCTAGTTCTGGTTCAACTGGTGGAGACGCTGAAACTGTTTAATTAATCTAAGGAGGGTCTAGCTCATGGCTTATTCATATGAAGTTGTACGACCATTTGTAGATGCGGGTAATAAGATGCCTTATGAAGTTGGTGATATCTACCCTACTGACATTACAGATGAGCGTATTACTCAATTACTACATGCTGATAATAAATTCAACAAACAATATATTAAATTAGTTGTAGATGATAAGAATACAAAAGCAGAATTAATTGAAATCGCACAAAAACATGGTATCGAAGTATCTGAAAAAGATACGAAAGCAGACATCTTAGACACATTGGAGGGATAATATGGCGACATTAGAGAATGTTAAGCTATTACTCTCTATTAATGATAATGTTCAAGATGAACTATTAAAAAGAATAATAGATAACACTGAAAAGCGTTTGATTAGCTTACTTCCCGTTGACATCGAAGAAGTTCCAGATAGATTGGAATACATTGTCGAAGAAGTAGCAGTCAAGCGCTTTAATCGTGTTGGCGCAGAAGGTATGACACAAGAAAGCGTAGATGGGCGTTCTAATACGTTTCAAGCAAACGACTTTGATGAATATATGGACGTAATAGATCAATATACGCCACGAACATCAGACAAACGTGGGGCAGGTATTTTCTATTGAGATATAACAAGAGAGTCGTGTTTGCTAAAGAAACGAAAGGACAGTACAACCCTAAGACAAGTAAAACTGAAACATACGAAAAGCGCTACGATGCAATACCATGTAATATCAGTCCGCTAAGTCCTAGTAAGACGGTTGTGCAATACGGAGACATCAATAAAGACATCAATATCATACGTTTAAATGGTCGTTTTGAGCCTATTGTGACGCATGCTTATATTAATGATACTAAGTATCAGATAACCAAAAGAATTGATTATGAACACGATACAGTGTTCTATATCGAGGAGGTTAAGTAATGCGCTTCAGTGGTGGCGATTTAGATGACTTAATCAGAGATTTTGACCGAATGAACAATACTATTGATGACAATGTAGATGAAGTGTTGCACGAGAATGCGGTGAAATTTAGTACAGACACAGTTAAAACTGCTAAAGAAGTAATGAACAAAGGTTATTGGACTGGTAATTTAGCTAGAATGGTTGAACAAGCTAAAGAAGGGCATCTCAAATACGGTATCACTTCAAAAGCTGGTTATTCATCTTTCCTTGAATATGGAACCAGATACATGGAACCCGAGACATTTATGTTCCCAGTCTACCAAGAGTTCACTAAAAAAGTCAGAGCAGACCTCGAAAGATTAATTAACGGTTAGGAGGTATGCGATGAAACAATCAGTGAACCTACAACTATTAAATTATTTGTACACAAAGTTCAGTGAATTGGACGTACCTATCATTCGCACCAGTGAGCTTAATCAAGAGCTATCCTATCCGTTTATCGCCATTCAAAACATCAGAGATGAAATTAGTCGTTTAACTTTTGACAGTTACAGTGGTACGCCCACTGCTACAATTCACATCTGGTGCTTAGATGACGATAAAGGTAAGAATGATGAGTTATATATTCAAGTACAATCTATCTTGCTAGATGAGATAGAACTTGACGGATATACATTGACACTACCTCAAATCAGTGTGAATGAAAGTACAGAACAAGACACTAACCAAGTGTTATCACATACAACTATAAACGTAGAGTACGCAAGCCATTAAATAGGCTTGCTTTTTTAATACAAAAATTTAGGAGGTATTCAACCTATGCCAACAAAACAAGGTACTGATGAATTAGTTTTAATTCGTAAATTAGGCGACAGAAAAGACGCAAACAAAGTAATGTTAGTCACTGAATTAGAACGTGAAACTGAAAAAGACAGAGATACAGAAGCTACATTCGATGGTTCAGTTAACTCTGGTGGTACATTAGAGTCTACTGTAACAATTAATTGCTACATGGACCAAAAAGACACGTTATGCGATGAAATCGAAGACGCAACAGAAGATGATACACCATATGAATTATGGGTAATCAATAAGCGTGTTCAAAATAGCGAAGGTAAGTACAAAGCTGAATATAGACAAGGTTACTGGAATAGTATCACTCGCACCAATGAAGCAGACGGTATTGCTGAATTTGAAACAGAGTTTGGTGTATATCTTAAAAAACAACGTGGTTATGCTACATTACCGCAAGCAATCGAACAAAACAAAGCTGCTTATGGCTTCCACGATACTATTGCAGCTGATCCAGCAGACGACGGTTTGGCTGACAGTATTCCGCAACCAACAGAAGTTGAAACTGTATAAACATGAGGGGCAACATCCCCTCTTTTTTATTTGCGCAAATAAAAAATAAGTGAGGTATTTAAATTATGGAAATTACTTACAACGGTAGAAAATTAGAATTATCATTCGGATTTAAAGCATTAAATGCTATTGATAGAAAATTAGGTGTTGAAGCAGAACAAATGAAATTTGGAATGGGCTTACAGTCTACAATTCCTTTTGTGTTACAAGGAAATCCAATTACTTTAGGTGAATACATTATAGCTATGACATCACATCATAAAAAACATCCCACTGAAAACGACGTTTTAGATGTTCTAGATGATATTGCTGAGAATCAAGGTTTAGTAGAATTTGCCGAAGAATTAGTGGAGACACTGGGAAAGAGACCTTCAACCCAAAGCCTAGTTCCAGACAAATACAAACCGGCGAAGAAAGACAACAAGAAGAAATAGGAAATGAACCTTTAACATACGAAAAGATTATTGTGCTATGCATGAGTAAACTCAAAATATATGACTTAAAACGCATAGAAATGATGACTTTAACTGAATTTAATTATCGTATGTGGGCGTATGAATACGAACAACTTGATAAAGATATGGAAATGTACAAACTTGCCTTCGCTATACGTGATGCACAAGCTGAACGTAAGAAACGTGGTGGCAAGAAAGGTGAATCTGAGTATGTATTCAAAAGTGCGAATGACATCATAGACTATGAAGAAAATATCAAGCGCTTAAATAAAGGTGAAGCTATTAAATATGGTTCAGACTCTAAAAAAGAAGTTAATGCACCATCTGATTTGCTTAAAATGATTGCAAGTCATAACAATTCTTTAAGAAAGGAGTGATAACGTGGCAGAAGCTAATTATAGTATTAAAGCACAGATTGAGGCGAATACACGTAAGTTTAAAAGTGCTATTCAATCAGCTAAGAAAGTGGCTCAAAACTTCAAGAAAACTCAAGAATCAATCAAAGATACTAAATTAGATGGCGACTCATCCGGCGTAATGAAAGCAGTTAAAGCTGCAAAAGAGAGTGTTGAAAGTTTTGATGGTGTAGAAGGTAAAGCGGAATTAGATGTTGATTCTAGTAAATTAAGAGAACAAGTCAATGCTGCTAAAGGTATAGTGAATAGTTTCGACCATCTACATGCAGATGCTGAAATCTCAGCGGATATAAAACGCGCTCAAACGAATATAAAGTTTTTAGAAGAATATATTAATAAAGTTGATAACAAAGATGCTGACATTGATGTATCGGCGGACATTTCAAAAGCGATGAAACGTCTTGATATTTTACGAACTAATTTATCTACAATTACTAACAAAAACTACGATGCCGAATTAACAGCAGATGCTACTAGAGCAAGAGAAGCAATAAAACGTGCTAAACACGAATTGAACGACTTCGCTAGACAACGTGCCAAAGCAACGGTAGAAGTAGATATGAAAGCCGCAACTACTAAAATTCAATGGTTTAAAGCTATGCTACGTTCTATCCCTAACCGACATCGTACTCGGCTTGATGTTGACGGTAATCCAGCAATGGCCTTCTTTAAACAATTACACAAAGGTTTAAAAGATTATAATAATACATTAGATAAACTAGCAAATGACATTAGAACATTCGGAACAGTATTCGGAAATATGATTAAAGGTTCGTTACTTTCTAACATTTCGTTACTTGTTCCAGCAATAGCGAGTGTAGTGCCTGCATTAATGGCAGTATTGAATGCATTAGGCGTAGTTGCTGGTGGTGCGCTAGGTGTAGCTGGTGCATTTGGTGTAGCTGGTGCTGGTGCAGTAGCATTTGGTGCTATGGGTATCAGTGCTTTAAAAATGTTGTCTGATGGAACATTAGAAGCGACTAGAGAAACAGAACGTTATCAAGCATCATTAGACAGCTTAAAGAGTGCGTGGGCAGGCCTTATTAAACAAAACCAAGCACAAATCTTTAATACATTAGCAAACGCTATTGATACTACTAAAGTTGCTTTAGCTGGGCTTACACCTTTTATCAACGGTGTATCTAAAGGAATGGAACAAGCAAGTGCTAAAATGCTTAATTGGGCTAAAAACTCACAAGTAGCACAGAAGTTCTTCGAGATGATGGGTACAACTGGCGTAAGAATATTTAACAATATGTTAGATGCTGCAGGCTCATTTGGTAGTGGTTTAGTCAGTGTACTTACACAAATTGCTCCATTAGCTGAGTGGGTATCGCAAGGCTTTAAGAAAATGGGGCAAGCATTTAATGAGTGGGCGCAGTCAGTTGAAGGACAAAACGCAATTAAGTCTTTCATCGAATATACCAAACAGAATTTGCCATTAATAGGTCAGATATTCGGCTCAACATTTAGAGGTATATTCAACTTAATGAAAGCATTTGCTCCTAACACTCATTTAGTATTACAAGGTTTAGCAGATATGGCTAAGCAATTTGAACAATGGAGCGCAACGATTGCAGAGAGTGATGGATTTAAGAATTTTATAGAATACGTTCAAGAGAACGGACCTAAACTTATCCAATTATTAGGTAATATTATCAATATTCTTATTAATGTCGGTGTAGCTATGGCACCTTTAGCATCAGTAGTTTTAAATGTGGCGTTAGCTATTACTAAATTTATAAGCAAACTAACAGAAGCAAGTCCTATAATTGGTATGATTATCGGTATCATTGCAACATTAGCTGGTATTTTAATGGCATTAGCACCAGCATTCATTTTTGTAACTCAAGTTATCATTCCTTTAATCACAACGTTTGGTGGTTTAAGTGGAATAATTAGTGTTGTCATGGGCGCCATAGAATTTTTAGGTGGCGTACTTGCAGCGTTATCTGGTCCAGTAGGTGTTGTAATTGCAGCAGTTGCGTCAGTGATTGCTATATTCGTAGCTTTGTGGAAATCATCTGAAGTTGTTAGAGACGCTGTTACAGGTGCATGGAAAGCTATTTCTAGTGCAGTTGGGGAAGCTATTCATGCGGTTATCGGTTTCTTACAAGATTTATGGAATGAAGCACAATCAATATTAGCGCCATTGGTACCAATTTTTAAAAATACATGGGATATTATTGTTAAAGTAGTCGAAACAGCAGTTAAATTATTAACACCTATGGTATCTCAAGCATTTAATACAATGGTTAATGTTATTAAAGTAGCGTGGGAAGTTATTAAAGCGATAGTAAAAATAGCTATGGAAGTCATTCTTGGCACGATTACTGCGTTACTTCAAATCTTAGCTGGTGATTGGTCTGGTGCATGGGAAACTATATCAAAAGTCGGCGCAGATATTTGGCAAGCCATTGTAGATATGGCTAAAAATATTTGGCAAATTTTAGGAGATTATTTACAACAAACATGGCAAAATATTGTGAACGGCTTTTCTCAAATATTTGAACCATTAATCAGTCTGGCTAGTCAAATTTGGCAGGCAATCGTTAACGCAGTATTAACAGTAGTTGTTCAATTAGGTGTATTCCTAATGAATTTATGGACTTCTATTGTTACAACTGCACAAACAATCTGGACGACTTTAGTCACAGTGGCTTCCACAATTTGGCAAATGATCGTTACTACAATCGTTACCGTAGTTCAAACATTAGGTATGTTCTTATCAACTATATGGCAAACCATTGTTACAGTCGCTCAAACTTTCTGGACGTTGCTTGTTACAGTTGCACAAACAATTTGGACTACATTAGTTACTGTAATTACTACAGTGGTTCAAAGTATAGTAAGTTTCGTTCAAGCTGGTTGGAGTTTACTTTTATCAGTAACAAGCGCAATCATGTCTGCAATTTCTGCATTCATAAGCGCTATTTGGTCAGCTATTGTTAGTATTATCACTTCGATTGTATCAAGCATCATTTCGTTCGTATCAAGTGGTTGGTCGTCGCTAATGAGTGTCACTTCATCAATCATGAGTGCCATTTCTAGCTTTATTTCAAGCATTTGGTCATCAATCGTTAGTTTTATTACTAATGCAGTATCAAGAGCGGTTAGCTTTGTATCAAGTGGTTTTTCTAACATGCTTAGCGCAGTTGGTTCTGCAATGTCCGGAATTGTAAATTCTGTCATTTCAGGAATGTCTAATGTGGTTAGTTCAGTAACGTCAGGTGTATCAAATGCAGTAAGTGCTGCGCGTAGTTTTATCGGTCATATGGTTTCTGTTGGTCGTGATTTAATCATGGGACTTATTAATGGTATTAAAGCAATGGCAGGACAAGTTGCATCTGCTGCACGTAATGTAGTTATGGGCGCAGTTAATGCTGCTAAAAGCGCTTTACACATCGGTTCACCTTCTAAGTTATTTAAACAATATGGTGTATGGACTATGGAAGGTTTAGGCATCGGAATTAATAAAGAAGGTAAAAACGTTGTGAGTGGTATGGGTAGCATGGCTAACTCAATCACAGACGCGTTTAATAGTAATTTAGCCATTCCAGATATAACTGCCAACATGAAGAAAGTAAACGCTAATATGAACGCTCAAGTACAACATACACACAACATCAAAACAAACCCGTCACAACGTGTTGTTCGCATTGAAATGGGCGTTGATAACGACGCATTAACAACTATCGTCAACGAACAAAACGCTAATCGTGACGCTACATTTACATTCTAGGAGGTCGTTCGATGGATTTAGAAATAAAAAAACAAAACGGACAACGATATACATTGGGCGACTTTGGTTTTGTCGTCGACGATGTAATTATCGAAAGTATGGAAATTGAAGACAATTACGAAACAAAAGAGAATACGAGTGGTCGTGTTCTTTTAAGTAGTCAGTATCGTAAACGTAAGATAAACGTTAAGTGTCATGTAAATTCTACAAAATTAAATGATAACGCAAGATTAAGGGACGAGTTCTACAACTTAACCAACTCCACTGAAGAAGTGTGGATAAGAGAGTTAAGAAGAAGCGTCCCTTTAAATTATCGCTTTATTGAGCCGTTAGAAGATGATTATCAAGAAATAAGCGAGTATAACAATCTCGTACTAGATCATGAAGAATTTAACGATAATTATTATGTAAATGGTAAACGGTATAAGGTTAAGAACGCTGATGTAATCGTACCAGAAGAAAACGGTAAGAAGATTAGTTTTGAATTAGTGTTTGAAACGACTGAATTGCCATTTGCTGAAAGTATTGGCACTTCAATTGACCTAGAGAAACGACCAGATAAAGAATTATGGTCGAATGATATGCTTATTCCTTTTGACGAACAAAATGGTTCACGTATCTACTCATTTACTAATATTTGGAATAACGCCATTTATTATCATGGCACAGCAGATAACGACCAATTCAATATGTATAAAAAGGTAACGATTATTCTTGGTGAAGATACAGAAAACTTTGTGTTCACTATGACTCATTCAGATGTTATGACTATTCGTAACGTTAAGATGAAAAAAGGTGACAAGATTGAATACGACGGTGTACAAACTTTCAAAAATGGTACGCCGTTAAGCTACGAAGTATCTGGATCGCAACCGAAGTTTCGTCACGGTTGGAATGAATTTGAATTTAATCAACAAGTAAAGTCGGTTAAATTTGATATGAAATTTTATTATAAGTAGGTGTTGCAAATTGCCAATATTAATAAGTCCAAAGCGTGGTCGTGGCAAGTTTGTCAATACCACTACCAATTGGACTGACAAAAACAGTTCAGAGGCAGTATTACAGTTTGAGTTACTTGAAGATGCTTATAATTATGAAGTTGTAAGAGCGATAGATAAACGTTGGAGAGTATCAAGAGTAGAAGGTCCAGACGATGACAAAGAATATCTAGCATTTTTGATTGACCGTCAAGCGCATGGTACAAAACAACGTGTGACGGTCTCTTGTCGTTATAAGCCAATAGATACTATTAAACGACGTAGAATCTATGCACCTATTAATGGTAGTTTTACCGCTAAGAAATTCTTAGATATAGCCTTTGGTCCTACTGATTTAGAGTATAAAGTGACTGAAGATAAGCTACCTTCATCAGAATTTGAAAACGCTGGCGAAGGTGAAACAGTAGAAGAACTTATCAAAAAAGCTATGTCTCATTGGGATTTAGAGTTTTACATTGATTTTGATAAGAAAACCAAAAAATATACATTTGTGTTCACTCCTTATAACCAAAAAGAAGTCGATTACATCATAGATGATGAAATTAATGCAAATAACATCAAAGTTGAAGAAGATACTGGCGATATGGCAACGTACTGTGTCGGTTATGGCGATTATACAGATGAACAGGGTATTACTGGCGCTGGACTGATTATGAAGTTCGAACATCCGGATATGAAAGACATCGGCAAATACGAAGCAGAGCCTATCAAAGATGGTCGTATTAAAGACGAGGAGTTAATGAAAGCAAAATTACAGAAACGAATAGATGAATCTATTAAGCGTTCTATTAGCTTAGACTTTATCGTCTTAAAAAAATACTATCCAAACGCTAATCCTAGAGTTGGTGATTTAGTTAAAATACGTAATTCTGTATTAGGACTAAATGAGATAGTACGCATTGTTGAAGTTAAGACAAAACGAGATATAAACAATGAAATTGTTAAGCAAGAGGTAGTATTAGGCGAGTACAGACGTTATGACAGATATATGAATCGTGTTAATGTCGCAGCTAATACTATTGGTGGATTAGGTGGTGGCGCATTTGTTAGAGATTACCGTTCAACAAGTGCAAAAACATCAAGTGTCTTAGCTACAACAATAGAGATGAGAAACGAAGGTAATGCTTCTACTGATAAAGCTGGTTTGATGTCACCAGAAGATAAGAAAAAACTAGATTCTATCGACGCGTCATCGAAATTAACTGCTAAAAAAGTAGACGGTACTGTTATAGATTTAACCGATAAAGAATTATACATTGATGAAAATGGAAATCTAAAAATTAAGGAGGTCAGCGATAATGCGTAAGACGATTTATACAAGTCTTGAAACAATATTTGGTGCTAGACACGTAAGAGAGTTAGAACTTAACTTCATCGCTTTCCGTGACATGGTAACTTACGTTGAAGATCAATTACATCGACATAATTTTGTTGATAATGAAGCGCATCAATCACATCAAATTCAACATACATTTGCTGACGGTTCAACAAGAAGTGTAAAAGACTCTATAAACTGGCTAGATGCTAGAATGAGAGCATTTTTAGTACCTACACTAGCAAACGACCAACAAGAAATTATCGACGCTAGAGCGAGCATAGACGGTACAGTGTCAAAAACATTAGGTGATAGATTAGGGCGTGACTTTAACTTAATCAGAAATGACCTAGATAAAGAGTTAAACGTTGCAGCTGATAGTTCATACTTATGGACTCCACCTTATATTAAAGGTGCAATGAGTGGTGAGAATGAAACACCATTACACAATGAGCCAGTAGAAAATTTAAAAGTCTTTTATGATAAGTTTGTTGATAATGAATATTGTCGTAAAACTTATATTGGGAAGGACCAGTCGGGAGAATACAGTGTTTATTCATACACATTCGAGCCTCAGCATTATTCAAAAACATTACTTTTAACAAGTTGTATTCATGGTAACGAATACAGTGCATTTTACGCTAATAGTCGTTTCTTAGATTTGGTTGTAAACAAATGGCATACTGACCCTCATCTAGCTTATATACGTAAAAATGTGCGTATTGTATGTGTTCCTATTGTTAATCCACATGGATTTGCTAATGATAATCGAGAAAACTCTAATAACGTAGACCTTAATCGTAACTTTGATTACAACTGGAAAGCTGGAAAAGGTACTGATCCAACTGGTAAAAACTTTAAAGGTAAAGCACCATTTAGTGAACAAGAATCAAAAAATATGAAAAAGTTAGTTGAAGGACTTAATCATATTACTGCACATGTTGACTGTCATAACATTGTTTCTCAAGTATCAGATTATTGTTTATTCTATCCGAGATTTTCTAATCAAGACCATAATCTTATGACACAGTTCATGCAAGATGTAAGTAATCATGGAGATTTAGTTACATGGGGTTCTAGTACGTTAAGCTCATTCTCTAACTGGGTAGGTATTAAGAAAAACATCACTTCTTATTTACCTGAAATTTATGAAGGGCGTGCTGGTAAACCTCGTGGCGCAGAAGAAATGTGGCGTAGTGTTAATTTCTTAGGTAATATCATTATCCGATTAATGCAAACAAATAATAGCGGGCAAGGTAGAACGTCGAATGAAGCATTCGCTAAATCGTTTGTATATAGTGATAGATACAATAATAAAGGCGTACCTACATTCAGTCTTATTGCTACAAACAAGTGGCAACGAATGTTAATGACGCAACAGCGGTTTAACATTACAGCTAACGGTATTGTAGAAATGAATGGCTCTATTACAGTAGAAGTTGATAGAGATACTACATTTGGTGTAAGTCCAATGGTAGTACAAAACTATAACCCGTGGAGTAGTAATGGTAAATCTGACGAACGTCAATTATTTAAAACAGAGCATAAACTTCCGAAAGGTATTCATACAATACCTATCAATGCGATTGCTCCTGTTCAAATGTCTAGCGTCACACCAAGTGATGTTAATCGGACAGCAGAAGTTATGTGTCCTGTTGAAGTTAGACGTTCGGAAGGTGTCTGTCATATTAAACAACTTGTTCAAAATATTAAATTTATTCCAACAGGCTCGCATAACGCATTTCAAGCATTCACTTCAACTGGTTACGGTAACCAAAAAGAAAAAACGTTTACTCAAATTTATCCAAATTACGAAAGCGCGTATGATATTAGAAATGAAATTATTACTAAAAAATAAGGGGGTTAAATTATGAGTTCAATGGATATTGACGGTATTTATAAAAACGCTAAATTAGTTGCTAGTGATACACCTTATTTAAAACCATTAAGCGATGAACAAATTGTTTTTTACAACTTAGATGTCAATACTGCTATCCTCACTTTTCAAGTCAAAAAAGATAAGTACCCTTTACAAATTAGCAGTTTAAATAGTGATATTGATTTATATGTGGAATCTGAAAATGGCTCGCACACTTCTTTAACTAAAGTCGAATACATTGATCCAATAAATGGTATCATTCGATTTGTTATTGATAGAGATTTTTTAAAGGCTTCTACGGATACGTGGGTTAATGGTCAAGTAAGAGTTAAAGCGGTTGGCAGACCAGATACTGTTATTCTTAATGAGTTTAGGTTTTATGTTAAAGATGCATTGATTAATAAAATTGGTGCAGATATTAAAGTAAAATATATTCGTCAAATCGATGATTTAATTGAAGAAGCCGAAAAAAGATTAGTTGCTGCGTCTGCTGGTATTGAAAATGTTGAAAATATTCAATTGAGTTTTAACTCGTTTATCAGTGGACAAAAGCAAGATTTAGAAAAAATTGTAACCGATACACAAGCGAGAACGAATAAACTTGTTGATGCAGCGCAAAAAGACATTAACGTTGCTGTTCAAAATATGCGTGATGAAGCCGATACTATCCGAAAAAATCTAAGTGATGAAACAGCTGGCGCAGTAACTAAACCAGATTTAGACACTACACTTTCTAACTATGTAACTACGGTTGATTTTAACAATGCTTTAAACAATAAAGCAGATAAAGGTGAAGTAGCACCGTCGAACTTACCAGATAATTTTAATGAACTAATCAATCAAGCAGTCACAAATAAAATTAGCGAGTTAAATCAAAATAAACCATTATTTAATGATAATGGCGAGGTATATGAAATTAATAATCCAGACTTATCGACAATGGACTTCGTTGATAAATCTGGATATTTTTATGCGGTTGGTCCACTCCATACGCCTGATGGTAATGACACTGAAGGCATGTTACAAATCTTAGCTTATGGTAATTACACAAAGGTTATTTACTCACCTAATGAAACTAACGCAATATATCTACGCTCTAAATTAAATCAAGTCGGCAACGACTGGACTGATTGGCTCAATATTGGCAGCGAAGTAGAGATTGGTACAAATGATAGTTACACAGAAGAAAGTGACATAGATACTTCAATAGATAGTACAGAAACAACTTAAATGAAAGAAGGTGCTAAATATTGAAATATAATTTTAATGAAGTTATCAACTTTATTCTTTTGTTAGGGTTAGGTGCTTTTACTTTTGCGAGAGGTTTTTTCTTCACCAAAGAGCAAGAGAAAGTTCTAGGTGATAGTGATTTTTATGTAGCGCTTCATCACATCATGCCTATTTGGGTGTGGGGTATAATTATTATGATTGCCAGTCTAATCTTAATGATTGGTGCTTTCTTTCTACCAAGACAAAGCACAAGCAGTATATGTAATTATTTATTAGTTATTGGTGGTTTTAGTTGTTCTATACTTTATTTTCTAATGACATCAGCAAGTATTTATCATGCGATTAATTGGCTCTCTACTACACAATTCAGTATTTTATCAGCAGCCTGCTTTGTAGTTGGTTTTATTGGAGGTGCTGATATTTATGACAGAAAATAAGCACGTCACGTATGAAGAATGGCGTACTTCTAGAGAAGATATACTCGAAAAGATAAAAGCTGGTGATGATAAAAATTTAAAACACATCAATGAATTAAAAGAAAAAATTGTAGAGGGCAATGTTTATCAAAGGCAATCGTTCGAAGTTCAAAAAGATACAAACGAACAAATGAAACAATTAAACGATACTAACAGTAAACAATGGGACGCAATCAAAGAAATTAAGTTTGTCGTCAAAAATCATGAAGATGAAATCGAAAAAATAGAAGGTACGATTTCAGAAAAACAAAAAAACAGTGTACAAATCACTGTGGCTCTTATAGGCACTGTCGGAACGATTATAGTCGGTGCTTTTGGGCTAGCACAGTATTTCTTTTAAGTCGGCACAATATGTGTCGGCTTTTTATTATGCAAAAAAAGAAGGTGGATAAATGGCAATTTTACCTTCAAGTGGTAAGCCGACTGCTTCGCAAGTAGCAAGTTGGGCAAAGTGGTTAGCGAGAAATAGATATGGTGTAAATATAGACGGAAGATATGGGTATCAGTGTTGGGATTTACCTAACTACATCTTTAATCGTTATTGGGGTTTTAGAACGTGGGGTAATGCTAATGCGATGGCTTATAGAAATCAATACCCTTCTGGTTTTAAAATATATGCAAATACTTCTAAATTCGTCCCTAAACCAGGTGACATCGCAGTGTATACTGGTGGAACTTACGGACACACTAACGTTGTTGTAGGACCTTCAACCACCACTTATTTTACAGCAGTAGATCAAAACTGGAGTCCAGTTAGCGCTGCGTATGGTAGTAGAGCATTATTGGTTAAGCACAGCTATTCTGATGGTCCGGGTGGCGTTAGGTACTTTGTCAGACCTCCTTATAAAGCAGAGCCTAAAAAGCCAAAACCAAAACCAACAGAGCCAGATAAACCAAAAGATAACAACACAGGCACAACGCCTAAACCGAGTGATACTGAAGAAGCAAAAGAAGTAAAAACTATATTAAAAGATGTAAAAGAAATTAAATTTACTATCGATGATGTAGATACAAAATTCCCAGCCTTTATACCACACCGTATAGCAAAAGGTAAAGACAGAGGTCGTTCCCCTAAAAAAGTGTTAATACGTGACGCTGGAACAATGTGTAGTGTACTTGATTTATATACAACTAGACGCAAATACATTAGAACATCTGAATTACCACATTACTACATTGATAGAAATTACATTTGGCAACCAAGATATGAGCAAATCGAAGTACCAAGCGCGCCAGATTGTCTAGTTATTGAAGTTTGTGGCGACTACTCAGATGGTAAAAATGATTTCATTTTAAACGAAATACATGCAATGATTTATCTAATTGGTCGTATGAAGTTTCATAGCATTCCAATGAAACAATCATCGTTCATGATTGAAAGTGAATATTGGCGTACTATTTTAGAACATGGCGCTTGGAACACAGTAACTAAAGGTCAGCCGAGTAAAAAAGTTGAAGATAAGACAATAGAGGCATTAATCGATCTATATCAAAATAGAGAAAAATTACTCAATGATATTCCGTCAGATAAAATAACTAAACGTAAGATTAAAGTCGAAGTGTCTAAAGATGACGAAACGACATCAACAAGTAACGATAAACCTAAAGACACAAACACATCAACAAGCAAGACAACTAGCGTTAAGAAAAAACAACCTACTGTTACAGTCGTTTATAGTAAATACACCTACAATAATGCGCTTAACATTCAAATGGCTAGAGCGCCACAAGTTAACTATGGTAGTGGTTGGTACAACGCTAGTCGAAGTGCTACATCAGCAGCTATGAATAACGCAACGATTTGGAATAATAGCAAAATGCGTTACCAAATGCTTAATTTAGGCAAATATCAAGGTATTCCAGTTAGTAAGTTAAACCAAATCTTAAAAGGTAAAGGAACATTATCTGGACAGGGACAAGCCTTTGCAGACGGTTGTAAGAAGTATAATATCAACGAAATATATTTAATTGCTCACGCTTTCTTAGAAAGTGGATATGGTACTTCAAATTTTGCAAGCGGTCGTTATGGTGCATATAACTATTTTGGTATAGGTGCTTATGATAGCAACCCTAATTACGCTATGACGTTAGCTAAAAGTTATGGTTGGACTACACCAGCTAAAGCAATTATCGGTGGTGCTAAGTTTGTTAGACGAGGTTATATCAATAACGGTCAACAAACCCTTTACCGTATGCGTTGGAATCCGCAATCACCGGGAAATCATCAATATGCAACAGATATTAACTGGTGTAAGCATCAAGCAAACACCATTTATAACTTATATTCACAAATCGGGATGAAAGGCGAATACTTCATACGAGATAGATATAAATCATAATTTACAGGACTATGTGCTGACAGCATGTAGTCCTAATTTATTGAAAGAGGTGTCAAAATGGCAGACATTTACAAAACAAAGGAAATTGAAACGAATATTAACGAACGTGGCGTTAATTTAGGAAACGTAGATGTGACGTTATATACAATGGATAAAGATACTGCTGCATTCAAAATTTATTTAAAACGTGAAGTGAATTATGGTAACGAAAAGGTGTACGATTCCGTTAATCTGTACACAGCTGATATGACACCTAGAATTGATATTGTTGCAGCAGACGGTTCTGTATTTTCTAATGAGCCAATTGATATCGTTATACCTGAAAGTGGTGTTATTCAATATATTGTTAGCGACTATGTTATTCGTCATGCTGGTAAGATGGACGTTTACATCTATTTAGAAAATAAAAGTGAAAGCGTACAAGTCGCTAACTTCTATTTTTATATTGAAGAAGATGGAGTGGCACGACGTTTAGGGAAAGAAATCACTGGTGATCTTTTAGAAGATATTGTTAAAAACGTTATGAGCGGTCAATTAATGGAATTATTAAGTGAAGATTTTAGAGAGCAATTAGATAGAGAAATCAAGGAATTTCTAAAGATTAATAATAAAGACTTTAACCTTAAATTCGAAGATTTAACTCGTTCCGAAAAAGATGAATTAATGAAAAACTTAACAAATCAAGGATTAACTGATTTTAGAATTGAAGATAATAGCATTTCTAACGAGAAGTTAGTAGATGGTACTATATCTCCTAATAAAACAACTTTCTTTGATATAAAAAAAAGCACGAATTTACTAAACGCTAATAGAATAACTTTTGGTAAAAATATTGATTCTAATGGAAATATTGTGAGCGATGAAAACCGTTGGATTAGTGAATATATACCTATGGATTCAAATGAGTACATAAGTTATACAAATGGTACTCATGCATTAGCTTTATATGATGAAAATATGAATTTTATCAGTAGAGTTGGTATAGGTAATAGTCCTTACAGCGCTTCTAATGTATCTAATTTGAAGTACATTAGAATTATATCTTCGAATGATAGTTCTAAATTAATGTTTAATAAAGGAAAGATATTAATGCCTTATGAAAAACCTTTTGGGGGTGTTGCAAATTTAAAACCAGAGTATATTTCAAATGTCACACCCGAAAAAACGACTTTCATCTCAAAAGTAGCAAGTAACAATTTAGTTAATCCTCATACTATACAATTTGGTAAAAATGTTGATAGTAATGGAGACATTGTAGATAAACCTAATTATTGGATGAGTGATTTTATTCCCTTGAAAGTGAACGAACAAATTAACTATACAAAAGGCGTTAATGCAATGGCCATGTTTGATGAAAATAAAAAATTTATATCTCGTGTTGGTGTTGCAGGAACAAGTTATTCAAATAAATATGCAAAGAATTTAAATTATATTAGATTCCTTTCGAACACGCCGGTAGGCCAAATGATGATTAATAAAGGCGACGCATTGTTACCACATGAAGAATATCAAGATGACAAAGTTTTGAATTCTGATATAAAAATCGGTTTAGATAACTTATTAAATTATAAAAAATCTAAAAACATATTCAACAAAAATACTGTTACTTTCAATAAAACGCTTGATAATAACGGTGCAATGACTGATGACGCAGATTGGCTTGTCTCAAATAAAATAAAAGCAGAAAACAAGCCTGTATCTTTTAGCACCGAAAATAGTGTCAAATGGGCAGTATTCGATAAGAATGATGTTTTATTAGCACGCTCAGGAAAAAATGCAAACGAAACTACAACTTTAAATTTGGATAGTATAGCCAATGCTGATTATTTTATTATTTCGATTGTAAAAACTGCGAAAGATAAATTTATGATGAACTATGGCACACTTGTTTTGCCATATGAAGATTTTGGTTATACGTTAGTTTCTAGCGAAAAATATCCAATTAAAATTGCGAACGATATCGTCCCTAAAACAGCAGGAGGTACAAATAACTCACCTTCAAACGGTCAAGCGACAGTGAATAATTTAGTTGATTCTAAACAGATTTACAAAGAAGATATCACATCTTATACTAATGGATCTTCGAACGAACTGTATAATACTAAAAACAAATCACAAATTGATTACATTGAAATTGGCGCGAATGACCTTAATTTAGAGCTAGAAATCGCTTATGTTGATGATAATGATAACTATCAAATAGCGAGTATAGTTAATCCACAAGATTCCAGTAAAATGCCATTATCTATCGAAAATATTATAAGTTACGGTTATCCTAACACTGATTTTTTAGATTACAATCCGGCAAAAAAACAATATAAAGTGGCAATTAAAAATCTTAATTTCAGTAACGGATTTAAAGTTACCGTTAAAAACAATAGTGAGTTAACAATCAACTCTAGTATTAAGATTGTGGGTCGATACTATGTATAAAACCTATTTTAGAAAGTGGAAATACCACGTCAACCCGTTCCCTAAATACACAGATTTTATAGATTATGTAGATAAAAAACTTTTACCCTTAGGATTTGAAAAAGAAGAAATCGGAACTTCACAAGACGGTCAATTTAAGTTGTACGGTTATAGCTTGAATTTAGACAAACCGGTTTATTGGATTGATGCCGATATACACGGTTCAGAATGGCACAGTTGTTATTACACATTAGATTTTATTTGTGATGTGTGGGGAGATAGTCATATAGATAAAAGGGTATCTAAAAAAATCAGAGATACTTTTGGTGTGTATTACATCCCTAGCGTCAACCCGTGGGGTTACGAAAATGTAAAATATACTCAATCACGTGGTGTTAACTTAAATCGTAACTTTGATAATCTTTGGCATATTCCACCAGCTAAACCACCGTTTGACCCAAACGCAAAAGGAGATAGCGCATTGTCTGAAAGTGAAATACAAGCCGTTGTTTCAAAATTCAATAAGGTAAAACCTTATATTGCAATTAATTGTCATACAACAACTGGTGGTACAAGTGGTATTGATATGAACGCAAGATATCCATATTATAAGCTACTATCAAAAGATATTTTACAAACATTAAAATTAACAGCACCTAACGCTGGAACAATGGAGTGGAATACTCAATATGCACCAACGGCAAATGGTTGGTATGCGACACAAACATCAAAAGAAGGTACTCCTACTTTTGCAAGCATACTCGAACATCAATCAAACACAGATGAGTTTGATTTTGGATATACTGCGTTACTTACTATTGCAATATCTATTATTAATTTTAAGAATAACGGTAAATATAACACAAATAGTATTAATGATATTTTAAGCTGACCTTTTTAGGTTGGCTTTTTATTTTGAATAAGGAGTGAAAAAATGGAAAGTATTATTGCATTTGCAACAGTGATTTCAGTTATAACTATCGCATTAACACAATTAGTTAAGCAAGCTGGCGTACCTAAAAACATTGTACCTTTAATCGCTATCGGTATTGGTATCGTTTTAGGTGGTATTACAGCATTTATCCCAGAAATTGTAACAGAATTGTCTATCGGTGGTCGGTTACTTTCTGGCTTAATAAGTGGATTAATGGCTACTGGTATTTGGGAAACAGTTCGACCACGTACAGGTTCAACGAAAGATAAAAATAATAAAATAGGTGGAGGTCGTGCATAATGGCAGAAAAATGGAATGGTGTTCCAGTAAGATATGATTTTTTACCGATTGGAACACGTAGAAGTGGGCAACCGTTAACAAGTAAAAAACCTTTATTTGCGGTAGCACATGATACAGGTAACCCTGAAACAACAGCACAAACAAACGTGAATTATTATAAAAATACGTATATGATTGATTGGTCAATTGTTGCTAGCGCTCATATATTCGTTGATGATAAGGAATGTATTGTCTGTATTCCAGTTACAGAAAAAGCATGGCACGTTTTATACAATACACCGACAGACAATCAATGGTATAACGCTGATGCAAATGATGTAGCGTTTGGCGTGGAAGGTAGTTACTTCCCTAGTAGTCAAGAACGTTCACGTAAGTCGTTAGATAATATGGCACGTATTTTAGCTTATTTATGTAATTATTGGGATATTGATTACAAAACCGAAGTGCCAGGTCACCAAGATATTCAAGCAGATAAAATTGATCCTGGTAACTTATTAGAAGCGTGTGGATATTCACGAAACGTTAAGCATTTAGATAAACAGATTGCTAAATACATTAATGGCGTTAAACCTGCACCAAGTAAGAAATTATCAACGAAAACAAGCAAAAAGCCGACACCTTCGCCCAAAAGTGTGGTTAAGTATAAACAAGCGATTGAATACATGCACAGTCTGAAAGGTCAGTTTGTAGATTTTGATAATATGTATGCTTTTCAATGTGCTGATGTCGTTGTAGACTTCATATATCATGTGACAGGTGGCGTAAGATTTTATGGTAATGCCAAAGAATTGCATACTTTAAATGCTATGCCTAAAGGTTGGAAAGTAGTTAAAAATACAAGGAATTATGTTCCTCCTATTTGTGCTATTGCAGTGTATACTGAAGATATTTATAGAGAATGGGGGCATACAGGCTTAGTTTGGGATAATTCAGGTGGTACAAATACATTCACAATCTTAGAGCAAAACTATGATGGAAATGCCAATACACCAGCTAAATTGCGTGAAGATGATTATACAGGATTAACCCACTTCATTGTTCCAGACTTTGCTGATGATAGCGTAGATTTAACAGATATTAAAGAAGTTAAAGCGACAAAACGTCAATCTAACAGTTCAATTACAGTTAACAAACGTCCACCTAAAAAATTAACTTGGAGTAATCAACCATATTTCAAAGCAATTGCTGATAACGCAGGTGTCACTATTTGTAGACCTAACCACAATAATGTGATGGTTACAACAAATGAAGAATATAAACC